CTAGGTTCGAATCCTAGTCCCGGAGCCATGTATTTGCAAAGATAGAACTTCTGCCCTTTTAGCGTTCGGCGCTAAGGGCAGTTTGTATTTTATGTGGCCTCCGCCCGGCGTGTCCAGTTCAATGCGCTGTACCCAGTTGCTGAGGAACGATTTCGTCTCGGTTATGCTGGATTTCTCCAAAAAGCCGCAAAGTTCGTCCGAGTAGTCCTTAAGCTCCTTGTCCGACACGTTTATCGTTTCCTTGGCGTATTCCGCGTTCAGCGCGGCTTTCATGCCCTCCAAGGCCTTTAGCTGCTCCCGGAGTTGTTTTATGCGCGGGGCCAAGTCCTCGACCTTCACATGGCCCGTTTCCAGCGCGTTATAAAGCTTCTGCAGGCGCTTATTGGCATCCACTATCTGCAGGTCCTTTTCGGCTATACGGTCGCGCAGTCCGCCTTTTGAGGCCAGCAACTCCTCGTTTATATCCTGCACCAGCTTGCCAAGATTTTCTTTGGTTACAACCCGTTCGCGTATTTTGGCTATTACCGCGTCCTCCAGTTTCTTGCGCGGCACAAAGCCGCAATCACACACGGATTTGCCGCGTTTGAGGTAATTCTGGCAGGCGTAGTAGAAAAATTTGCTGGATTTCGCCGCGCTGCCGATTAGCTTCGCGCCGCATTTGCCGCAATAAACCATCCCGGACAGGAGGTAATCGCTGCCAGCTTCGCGCGGATGCATAATTTGCGGAGCCCGTGATTTCATAAGTGCCACCACCTTGTTAAAAGTTTCCTTGTCCACAATCGCCGGATGCGCGTTTTCCACGCGAATCAGCTTGTCCTCCGGCTTTTTGCGGCGGACTTCCTCGTGCTTGGCGTAACGGTTGAATATCACCGCGCCGGTATAGGTTTCATTGGTCAGCATATAATGGATGACGGTCTTGCTCCACGGGAACCCGGCCCGCGTTTTTGCGCCTTCGCTATTCAAAACTTTGGTGATTTCCTTGGTGCCCAAGCCTTTTATAGCCATTTCAAACATCCTGCGCACAACGGATGCCTCCGCCGGTTCTATGTCCAGTTTGGCCTTCTCGTTTCCATTGACCATGACCTTGAGGCGTTTGTAGCCGTAAGGGGCGGCTCCGCCGTTGCAGAAGCCGCGTGCGGCGTTCTCGCGCATGCCGCGTATCGTATCGCTTGAAAGATTGAGCGAGTAAAATTCGTCAACCGCTTCCAGCATGGCTTCCATCAGGTGGCCGGACGGCGTATCATCTATCGGTTCATTGATGGAAACGACGTCCACACCATGCTTGCGAAGCAGCTTCTTGTAAAGGATTGAGTCTTCGCGGTTTCGTGCGAAACGGGAGAATTTCCAGACCAAAATGGTGTCAAAGGGACAGATTTTCTGTTTAGCGGCGTAAATCATCTCCTGAAACTTGGGGCGGTCGGCAGAGCGCGCGGATTCGGCCTCGTCTATAAATTCAGCAATGATGCTGCCGCCTTTTTTGAGCGCATATTCGCGCAATGCCTTCAACTGGGCGGGGATTGAGAGGTCCTTGTCCGCCTGGCCTTGCGAAGATACTCTTGCGTATAACGCCGCTTTCATAACAATACCCGCTCCTCGGCTATTTCACCGCCCTGAAATATGCGGACAGCAGCTTTGCAGTCAATTCGCTTTTGCCGCCGATGTGCCAGTCCATGTTCTTTTCCGGCGGGACTGGGCATTTATAGTCGTAGATGCTGAATTCCAGCCCGTTGATTTTGCCGACCCATTCAATATTGCTCTTGCCGCTTGGGAATGCGAACGGGCGGGGCTTGCCGAATACTCGGACAAGGTCTCTGTATGTCGTGCCGTCGGGCATGTAGCCGACGAGGCTTATGCCGGTTTCCGGGCCTTGGCCCATTTTGATTTCCACGTCTACGGACACTCGGATTTTCATAGCGTCTCCGTTAAAATTCCGCGTTTTTGATTGCGCCGGTTTCGGCGTCGCGGACGGTGTAATAGCGTTTGTTGCTCCGCCAACTGCCGTCGGTGAATTGCTCCTCTATGGTGATGCTCCATTTCGCCTTCGGCAGGGTTTTGCGGACTATCGCCAGCTTTTCAAGCGCGGCGGGGATGTAGTCCTCGGTCTTGCCGGTCAGGGCGACGTCTTCCACGTACATCTCCGAGCCGTCCTGCTTGAGGCTCAGATACCGCGACTTCAGCGTTTTGCCGGTCATATCGCCTCCTGTACTTTTATCCGCGCGAGTGTTTTGCCGTCGTGCCGGATTACAAACCGGATGCGGCTTTTGCCGTTGCGGACTTCGGGGCGGCGGGCTTGCGCCCCGGCAAATGCCTGCGCTTCTGCTGCCGTGTTGAACTTGCCGATTGTGCGGCGTATCGTGCTGCGGAACCTCGTCCCCGCCAGCGCCGTTGATACCGCCGTCACGTAAAACCTCGCTTTATTTACCGTCTCAGAATCCATCGTTTTCATACGGCCTCCGTTAGCTGTCATCATGAACATACAATGACTTCGGCGATTAATCCAGTCCTTTCCGGAAGCCCTTTACCGTCAGGGAAACAGCCCTTGACTTCATCCCGGAAACCCTTTATTTTCTGGCCCGCCCGGCCCCATAAACCGGGCGGGCTTTGCGTTCACGCGCTCGCGGGCAGGATTTTGCCCAGCCAGTCTTTGCCGACCAGCTTGTTGAGCGCGGCCACCACCGCGTCTATCGCCCAGCCGATGAGCATTCCTTCTATGCTCTCCGGCAGGAACGGGATGTCTATCAGCGCGTTGAGGACGGCGACGGCTAACGCCTTCTTATCCGCGCCTTTGAGGCCTTCGTCCTGACCGACGGCTTCGACCAGCTTCACGACATCCGGGATAGCCTCCGCCGCATCCTTGAGGCTTTTCACGGCCTTGATTTTGCCCTTCAGTTCGCCCAGCCCGTCCAGTAACTCTTTTGCCTTCGCTTCGTAGTCCATGGTGTCTCCTGTTTACGCCAGTTTCGTGTATTTGCCGTCTTTGAACGCCAACACCTCGCGCTTGCCGCCGGTGCTGGCGTGAATCCACCGTGAGCCGCCGCGCCGTTCGTCAATAAGCTGTCCGAACGGGATGCCGGATTCTTTCCACAGCCAGTTGAACGCGTCGTCTATGCTCACGCCTTTCACCTCAAAATCCGCCGCTTGTCCCAGCGTATGCTGGCTTGACGCGCTGCCGCCGATGGCCTTGTTAAGCTCGTAACACCTAAAGCCGGAATGCGCTATGACCGGCTTGCCGTAATGCGTCCGCACCGGCTCAAGGATGAGGCGGCACAGGCCGGTAAGCTCGGCGACATAGGGCATCGCCTTTCGGCGGTTAAGCTCCCGGAACCCCGGCTTGCCGGTGCGCGTAAGTTCAAAGAATGTGAAATGTTCCGTCAGTTTGAAGTCGTTCATTTGCCGCTCCATTTAAGCCCCAGTTGGAATATGGCGTTCACCGCCAGCGTTATGCCGCCGACGAGCCATGAAATCTTGGTTTTCATGGCCCTCAGTTCCTCGGCGAGGCCGATTTGGCCGTTGCCGTTGACCGTATGCTCCAGCCGCGATACTCGCCCATCGTTGGCGGCCTTGTCCTGCGCGTAACCGGCAAGATGCGCGTCCTGTTTGGCCTCTATGCGGGCCAATCGTTCAAGTATTTCGTCGAGTTTGCTCATATCACGGCCCTCCTCCGCCGGTTTGGCCTTGCCATTGACCGGCGGCTGTTCCTGTCGCAAGGAACACCTCATACGGCGCATCCGTCGCTATGGCCATGCACGGCAATGCGGCGCAGGCCAACCCCTGCAGCTGGATATGCGTTTTTGCGCCGTAGAATGTCGCGCCGCCGAACACCCCGGTTCCGGTGATGGCTATCGTTGACGCGCTGATGCCGTAGGTTTCCGTGATGGTTTTCGTGAACGTGTTTACGCCGGTGAATGCCTGGCTGGCGCTTAATAGCGGCACATTCGCGCTTAATCTTGCGTCGGGGATTGTGCCGCTGGCGAGGTTGGCGGCGTTCAGGCTGGTTAGCGCGCCGCCCGCTCCGGCAAAGCTGGCGGCGGTTACCGCGCCTGAAAACGCACCCGTCGCGGCGGCGATTCCGTAGGCTTCGGTGATGGTGTTTGAAAACGCCACCCGTCCGGCGGTGGATACTGACATGGCGGGCGAGGTTCCTGCCGTATCAGTTGAAACGACAAGCAAGTACGGGAATGTCCCGGCGGGGCGTATGTCCAGCGCGGCGGCGGGGGCGTACTGGCTGTTGCCTATCAATACCCCGTTTCCGGCGTTTAGCGCGATGTCGCCGTTTGACGCGTCCACCTGCACCGCCCGGCCTGCGCCGGTGTTGTTGATATGCAACCGCGCGTTGGGGACGGCGGGGCTGCCGATGATGAGCCGGCCCAAGTCCGCGCCCTGATAATATGCCGCGTTCGGCGGCGAGAAGTTCGATGTCCACCGCGCCGCGCCGACATCTATGCGCAGCTCGTCCATATAGACCGCGCTGGCGGTCGTGGCGGTATCCGTCGCGCGGGTCTGCTTTGCGCCGATATACGCGCCGTTGGACACGTCTATGTTTGCGCCCGTGCAGATATTGACCAGTTTTGACACCCCGTCAACATACAGGTTGATTCCGCCCGCGTAAGTCGCCCGCACCAGCGCGACATGATGCCAGCCGCCGTTATACGGTCCCCAGACGATATAAGACGCGATGCCCATGCAGCCGGGGCCGGACACCATCAGGAAATCGTTGCCGTTGTAGTTCACATGCGACACCGCCAGCGCGTTCGTTATCGCCGCGTTATACATGTCCAATCCGCCGCCGGTCGTCGTCCAGTCCGGGTTCAGCACGAGGAACGCGCGCGCGGCCTGCCATGCCGGGCAACCAACGGTGTAGACCCAAAAGTCTATCGTGAATGTCTGCGAGCTGATTTGCGGCATGGACGATATATGCGCGCCGTCGTTCCAATGCGTCATATAAAGCGACGCGGAGCCGAACTTTTTGTTGGCCTGCGTCAGGTATGCCGCGTTGACGATAGTGAATGTTGCGGGCGAGACCGAATCGGGGATAGCCGTCGCGCCCTCCGCGCCGTCCATGTGAGCCATGACCGCCGTGTTGGGGCTGTATGCTATGTTCAAATCGCCGCCGATGGCGACGTCGCCGTTGTAGGTGTTTATGATACCCGCGCCTGTGTTGGTGGCGACATTGACGACGGCGGCGTTCACCGCGCCTGAAAACGCGCCCGTCGCCGCCGCTATGCCGTAAGTCGCCGACACGCTGCCCGCGTTTACCGCGCCCGTGAACGCGCCGCTTTGCGCCGACAGCGGCCCCTGCACCGTCGCCGAAGACTTGAGCGTGATGCCGTTTGCGGTTATCCGCCCGCCATTGCCTTGCAGTATGATTGACGTCGCGCCGCCCACGGACGGGTACAGAAGTTCCTGCCCGACGAGCGTCATCGTCGCTTTGCCCGTCGGCGTGGACACGGTTACGCCGTAATACTGCGCCTGCGCCGGGGGCGCAAGCAATACCATCAGCCACACTATCCATTTCCACATATCAGCCCACCTCCTCTGTTGAAGTTGCCGCGCCGCCGAGGACGATAAACCCGCCGTCGCCCTGCGCCGTGTCGCCGCAGTAAAACATCCTTTGCTTCAAATCCGCCGCCCAGCAGTCAAAACACTTCGCCGGATTCTCGGCGGCGTAACCCTTCAGTTCCTCATACGTCCCCGCCTTGAACGCGATGCCGCCGATGTCCAGATAGTTGAAATTCGCCATCAGGATATCCGCGTCCGGAATGTCGCCGTTTTTTATGTTGTGCGGTAACGCCATCAGAGCGCCTCCGTCAGATTGAATGCGGTGGCCCAGTTCTCCACGTCAAGCTCGATGCCCTCTACACGGAAATTCGCGTTATAGAACGGCAGCCGCACGGCCAGCCAGCTTTCGTTGTAATAGACCACCCGGTTCGTTTGGCCATAGCGCACCGCGCCGTCGCCCCATTTCCACGCCGTTATGAAATCGCGCGGGATGATTTTCAGCAAGACCTTGTCGCCCAGCTCAAGGTGCAGGAAAAACCGCGTCCTTGCCAGCGCGCGCCGCCGCTGGCCTTTGACATAGTCATACACCGTCGGCGCGATGGCGCGGGCCAAATCAACATTCGCCGCAGGCAGGAAGTTGCCGCTTGATATCGCGTACTCCCGGACGCCCATCTGGTCTATGTTGTCCGGCCTCGGCTCGCTTTGCGTTTTGGAATCAACGACGATGTTATAGCCGCCGAATGTCACATTGACCCGGTTGTAAACCCGCGCCGCGCCGCTTGCGACGCTCTCCAGCGCGGCCACGTTTGAATTGTCCAGCGTGTAAACCGGCGACATTGAATCGGCGCGCGGTCGGAAAACGAAGCCGTCATCGCCGGTGAAGCCGATTTCATAGCTGCACATCCGCGCCAGCGCGGCCAGCGCGTCTTCGCAGGTCAGCCCGGTCATGTTGACGACAGGGATTGTGACAGCCGAGGTGTAATAGTCCACCTGCCAACCTTTCAGCAACGCGTAGTTCTGCCATGCGTAGTCGTTGGTTACAGTTACCACCCAGCGCAGCTGGATATACCGCAGCAACGACGGAATGACAGAGCCGGGCGCAATCGCCGTCCAGCCGTTCCAGTTCGCCCCGTCGGCGGAATCGCGGTAATAGAATGCGGACACGGCGGTGCCAAGCTCAAAATGCGAAGCCGTCAGCTTCCCCCAGTTCGCCAAATCGGCGGTGCCGTCTATGACGGGGCTGGTGTACGAGCCGGTCAGCGACGGGTAATGGCCGGAAGTATTCCAGTAAAGCCGTATCCCCATGTCATAAGAATCCCACAACGTGTTTGAATACTCGCCAGACGAAAAACCCGCCTCGTCCAATTGCGAAAATGTGGTCTCTACGGAATTTGCGAACAACGCCGGGCTGATGTCCGCGCCGTCAACGCCGCACAGCGCGCAGATTTGCGCGACAATCCATTCAATTTTCTTGTCCAAGCGCCAGTAGGTGTAGCTGCACCACAGGCTTTGACCGGCGTTCAGCGCGATTTTAACCGTGATAGCCGCAGGCGCATCATGCTCGTTGAGGTTGGCGACCGAATAATCTTTGTCTGCCATGAGAACGGTCGCGTTTTCCGGCCCGGCGGAGGTCAAACCTTTGCGAACCTCCGCGATTATTCCCGCCGCGTTATGCCCCGTGCTGAAATCCAGTCCCGAATTGGAGCCAATCAGTTCGTTGGTTACCGCAGTGCCGACGAGCGCCGCGCTGAACTGGGCGAACACCGACATCCGGCCAAGCAAATTCAGTTGCATGGTTTTCTGTTCGGGGTATTCGGTGTTGTCGTCTGTAAGATAACCCGTGTAAATATACTGCGGGTCCGGTGTGCCGTCGGACCGGACCACGCCTGCTATCAGCGCGATTTTGGAGTTGAACACATAATACCCGTCAGGGAAATAGCCGTCCGGATTGCCCTCAAGCCACTGTCCACGGTCGTTTCGGACGGTTACGGCGCAATTGCCGTAGGTCCATTTGTTGTATTCCTCGGTGTCCAGCTTGATTTGGATTTTGCCGACCTCCGCGACATCCGGCGTGAGGTCAATGGCGTCGTCGTAGACAAATGCCGCGCCGGTCCAGCTCCGGCGGTAAAGTAATACTCGCTTGAAATACTTCGGCTTCGGCGAGTTGAACGCGTCCAGCGATTCAGGAGCAATCGTTTTCATAATCAACGTTCCTTGAGCGATAGCTCTATCTCGTAACGGCATGTTTTCCGGTCAAAGGTTTCAGTCGGCGGCTCGGCTATGAGGAACTCGTAAATCTGCGTCGGGTCGTAATCGGCGAAAAATGCGAAAGTCAGGAAATCATAGGTTGCAATCGCCGACAAAAGCGTATCCCGGTCGGCTTGCGTGACATTGCGAAGCGACAGTGTGCCTTCAACCTTCTGCCATTCCTTCCACGCGACGAGGCTGCCGTCGGACATGCGGATGTTGCCGCATTTCGCGGCGTCCTTGCGCTTGAACGTGGACTGCGCGTGAAGCGTGAGCAATTCCACATCCAAATGCGCGGGGTCGTAGACTTTTATCGCGTTCACATTGCCTCCCCGTCGTGTTTCGCGCCGATTTTGTAGGCGGCTTTGGCGTTCTCGACGCCCCACGAAACGCCCTGCTTTATAGCGGTCGTGATTTGCTCGCACACCGCGCGCACATCAGTTTGCGAACCCATGCCGCCGTTGATTGTTATGGGCGCGTTGAGCGAAATATTGACGCCGCCTCCGCCGACAGCCGCGAGCGCGCCGCCGGTGCTGACCGAACCCATCGCTGCCATCTCGCGCAGGCTCAATACATACTCGCCGCCGTGGACGATGGCCGCAACCGGCTGGCCTTTCATGCCGGGGACCAACCCGCCCTCGGCAAACCCCAGAAACTTGCCCAGCCCGCCGGTCAGCCCGCCGAACGCGCCGCCGGTGAACAGGTTCAGTATCCCGTACAGCGCCATCTTGGCGGCAAGTTTTGCGATAAGCTCCTCAAACGCTTTCAGTATCGCCTGAAAAAGGTTGTCGGCCAGATTTTTAATCGCGCCGAACACGCCGCGCGCGGTGTCCAACGCCTTCCAGAACCCTCCCGCAAACGAGCTTTCAAAGCTGCTCATCGCGCCGGTCATCTCGGTTTTCCAGTTAACCCCGGCGGCGGCTGTCTCGCGTAGCGCGCTCGTCCACGCGACGCTGAACGCCGAGGCGTCTTGCGCCGCATCCGCCCCGATATTCGGGATTTGAGGCGCGGCGGGCATGTTCAGCGTAGGCGCGGAAATGCCGCCGGAAAACACGCTTTTCACCGCCGCCAGTTTGCCACCGACAAAATCCTGCGCTTTGCCGTAACCGTTCGCCACGCTTTCGGCGATATCCTTGCCGGTGTTCAACGCAGTTTCGCCGATTATGCTGCCCCATTTCTTTACATCGTTCGCCACACCTTTAAGTGATTGGCTGATTTGCGAGTTGCCCAACGCTCCGGCGGTATCGTCCACGAATTGCCTGATAGCCGCGACCGCGCCGTCCATGCGCAGATACTCGGCCACCGTCATAAAATCCCGCACCCAGTTCTTGAAATAGTCCTTCAGGGCTTGGAATTTATCGCTGAAAAACCGGACGAAGAAGTCCGCGATGACCAGAACATCGTCCATGTAACCCCGGCATACTTCGCGGAATGTCAGCATCAGGCTGTCCCATGTTTTGACGATGGACGACCATTTGTCTATGACAATCAGTCCGACAGCAATCAATGCGACCGCGATAATGCCAACCGGCCCAGACAATGCCCCGATTGCCGTGACAATCAACTTGAACGCCGCGACAATCCAGCCCAACACCGGCGCAAACCCACTCACCGCCGACACGAACAGTCCCAATCCCCAGATGGCGGGGCCTAAAGCCGCGATAATCATGGACACCGTTATCAGCCAGTTGCGCGTACCAGCGTCCAGTCCGCCAATAAACGCCGCCGCTTTTTGCGCCGCCGAGGTCAGCATTTGCGTCAGCTTTACGACCGTCGGCAAAGCGATGTCGCCGAGTTGGATTAACGCGACCTGCAATGTCGCCAACGCTTTGGCGAACTGTTGGCTCGCGTCTTTGTCGGCGATGTTGAACGCGGTTTTCAGGTCTTGCCCCGTCGCTTTCGCCACATCGGCGATGACCGCCCGCGCGACCTCGCCGTTCTTGCCGATGAGGTTCAGAAGTCCGACAAAACCCTCCGCTTCGGGGAACACGTTTGCCAGCGCGATTTCGTTGTCGCCGAAGCACGCTTTCAGCGTCTGCAAGACCGCCAGCAAACCGCGTTCCCGCAGTTCCGAGCGCAACCCCTCCGCCGAAAGTCCGACAAGCGCAAGCCCGTCGCGCATTTGCTGCGTCGGTTTCAGCAAAGTCAGGAACACACCGCGAAGCGCGGCCACCGTCTGCCTCGCGCCCATGCCGAGCCGCGACATCGCCGCCACCGCGCCGGATACCTCGCCGAACGACACGCCCAGTTGCGCCGACACTGGCAGCAGCTTCCCGATAACCGGCGCAAGCTCGTCCAGTTGCATTTTTCCGTTGCGGACTGTGGCGACCAGCATGCCCGCCGCCGTTGCTGCGCTCAAATTCGCGGGACCGTAGGCGTTCAGGGCGGAAGTTACCGCGTCGGCGACGGTTTTGGTGTCGCCCATCCCCGCCGCCGACGCCATCGCCGACGCTTTCACCGCCTCCAGCGCATCCGCGCCGCGTAACCCGGACTGCGCGACAAAATACAGCGCGTCGGCCAGTTCCTTCGGGCCTCTGCCGGTTTGTGTCGCAAGCGTCATAAGGTCGCCGCGCCATGAATCCACCTGTTCGCGGCTCACGCCGATAATCGCGACGATTTTGTCCAGACTGTCGTCGAACTGTGTGGCGAATTTTACAGCGGATAGCGCGGCCCCGGCGAACGGCAGCGACAACCCGTAAGTGATTTCCTTGCCGAGCGCGGTAAACCTGCGCCCCGTGCGGGCGAGCGTCTTTTCAGCTTTGGCGAGGCCTTCCTCAAAGCTGGCTGTCCGCGCCGTCAGGTTCACTATCAGGTTGCCGATTGTCGCCATATTTTCCGCCTAATGCCGCGTTTATTATCCGCACTTTCGCCAACATCTGCCGCCAGTCTTGCGTTTCACCGCCGAACTTCGGCATGAAGTCCTGCGGTTTGTACGGCTTTATTCCCTTGCCGCGAAACACATTCGCGCCCGTCGCCGCTATTATGCCCGCCCGCAAATCCGCCCGTTCCTCGCCGAACGGCTCGATGCCGTAATACGCCTGCCATTCGGTCAGTTCGCGCGAGCTGATGCGGCCCAACAGCTCGCCCACCGTCATGCCCAGAGCGAGCGCTAACCGGAAATAGAACTTTCGCTCCGGGCGGCGGTGAAATTTCCGGCAAGCTCCTTGACGTCGCTTTCGCTCAAGCCGGACAACTGTTGAACCGCATTGAACAGCCGGTTCAACGCCTTTGCGGACTTCTCGCCGAGCCAGTTCGCGTCCGCTTCCGTGAACAGCGGCTTGCCGTCCTCGCCGATAACCGACTGCGCCACCAGCTTTGCGCGCAGGTTCTGCATGTTCACCGTCGCGCTCTTGCCTTGTCCTTGCACGACGCCAGCCTCAAACCTGTCGCGCTCCGCGCCGGTGAGGCTTTTCAGCCGGACTGTCCCGCCCCATTCGGGGACTTCCACGTCCAGCGTCTCGATGTCCGAGACGGTCTTGATTTGGTCTTTGTTGAGCAACATATATCCTCCGTTACGCCAGCGTCGGCTGGCCTGTTATTTTCAGCGTCACGCTTGCCGCCAGCTTGCCGTCTACCGGCGCGTCCGGCTCGAAGTTCGTGACGAAAGCCGAAAAACTCCACGTCGTGTTCGCCGTGTCAGGAAACACCAGCTTGAAGTTTTTTGCCGCGCGGCTTGTCAGCGCGGTCAGCAGTCCCGTCTGGCTCGCGTTGGCGGGCAGGAAGTTCAGCTCCAGTTTTATCTCGCCCGCGTCCAGCAGCCCGGCGGCATACTCTTTGTAGCCGCCCGGTGAATCATCCGCCGTCACATCTATCGTGTCCAGCGAGACGCCCGGCCCGCCCACTTTTGACACGGCGGCTATGTCGCTAAACACCTCCGGCGACGCGCCATCGCCCATTTTCAGTTTCGTGCCGAAACCGCTTATCGCTTCGCTCATATCAATCCTCCTTGTGCCATATCAGGACGTCAGCCGTGACGCGAAATACGCCGTCGTCCGCGCTGAACCCGTCCGTTTCGTTTTCGTTGAACGCGGCCTGAATATCGCCGCCTTTCTTGCCGTGTAACGCCGACACCGCCGCCAACGCCAGCCGCTTTGCCTCAAGGTAATCCACCGAGTAACAGTCCAGTTGGAACCGCGACGATGCCAGCTTTGACGGCCCGCCATGCGAGGCATATCTGATGCACGACACTTTCATGTAAACCATCGCAGGCAGCATAACCTCGTCGGGCAGCCGGACTGGATAGACCCTGTCGCCGACAATCGCCGACACGGCGGCGTCATGCGACAACAATTCAAACAACGCCTGTTCAGCGGTCACTTTGGCCTCCGTATTTCGCCACCAATCGGCGGTATTCCGCGTCGCAGGCCTGAATCGCCTCCTCTTTTTTCGCGTCAAACGCCGGGCGCATGAACGGTTTCGCCTCGACGCGGCCCACAACCTTGTAGAACCATCGGTTGCCGGATTTATGCGACCGCACAGCCAGCGCGTGGCCGAACTCGACGAGACGTCCGTACCACACCGTCCAGTGCAGGCCAATTCGGGCGCGGACTTCGCCTTTCAGCGGGTCAGTGCTGATGGTTACGCCGATGTTGTCCTTGATATGTTCGGCGGTCTCCGGCTTGCCTTTGGTGAACAGGTTGTTGACGCCGGGGTCATACGGCGCGTTCGCCGCCGCCTGCGCGCGGATGACTTCCGCGCCTTTCTTGACGGCGCGCACGGTGGCGCGCCGCAGCTCCGGCCCGCGTATGTTTTTCAACGCCAGCTCAAGCTCCGGTATGCCGTCCAGTTGGATTACGGTTATGTCGCCCATAATTACGCCACCCGCTTACACATAAGCTGCAATTCCTGTTTCCCGTCGGCGGGGTTGATTATTTCCACGATGTCATAACCATTTCCGCCGGATACCACGCGCCAACTCGGCTTCACATCCGCGCGATACCGAATGACGACGCGCACCGTGATTTCGCTGTTCACACGGGCGGATTCAAAATACTCCCGCCCGCGCAAAGGTAGCACCGCCGCCCATACCGTCGCCACATCCGCCCACACCGGTTTCGCTTGCCCGACGGCATCGCGGGTTATGGTCTGCCGCTGCAAGGTTACCCGCCTGTTCAGCTTGCCGGGGTTCATAATGCGCGCCCCCATAACCGATACGGCGCGAGCAGGTACTGCACGCCCATCGGCAACTCCTCGAAGCGCACATTGGCTGCGTCGCTGACGGCGATGCGGTTCTCGTACCAGTGCGCCGCCAGCAGCCTGATTGCCTGGCGCAGCGGCTCCGGCACATTCGCGCCAGCCGCGCCGTAACCGCAGCCGAAGTCGACCTCTATCCCGTTCGCCCGCCGGAACCCCGCCGACGGGGTTTGCCAGTTGTCTTTTGGCAACACCCGCGCCGGTTCGCACAGCACATCGGCGTAATAAACCGCCGCGTTCAACACCGTCCCGACGCCGTTTGCGTCCCAGAACCGGACGAACTCAACCGCCGTAACCGGCGCGAACGGCGCGATTATCACGCCGTCCGCGGGCAGGCCGTCCCAATAGACGCGCCAGCGCTGCGTGATGAGCTTGCGGTTCGTGAGCATTTCAACGCATTCGCGGGCGGCCTTGATAAACCCAGCAATCAGCGCGTCGTCATCGGCATAATCAACCCGCGAATGCGATTTCTGCTCGGCAAGCGTCACCGGCTCAGCCGCCGGCGCGGCTATCAGCGACAGCCCCATATCACTTCGTTCCCGGCGCGTCCGCCTTCCTGTCGCGCTTGAACGGCTCGAGGTATTCCTTGTGCCGCTCCGCGTCGGCGTCGGAAAGCTGTATCACAGCCCCCTCCGCATAGCCGCCGAACGGCTTCTTCACCCGGTAGAGTTTCGTTTCCATGTTTTTTCGCTCCTATTTGAACAGCAGGTACGAGAACGCCGAACCCTGCGCAACGTCCACCGACAACGCCTGCGTAAACCGCAGCCATGTCTGGTCCTGCATGAACGCGTTCGAGTTATCGCCCGCGTCGTAGGCGTCCTGCGACAGCTTCACAGCCAGCCCCTCGCGCGGCGATATCAGCAGCGCGCGGTTGAACCGCCCGTATACCGCCGCCGTGCAATCCGCCCCGGCGCCGAGGTTGTTCGGTATCGTCGGGCACAGGACATACGGCACGTTCCATACCGTCGCCGGCACATCGCCCGCCGGAGGCTGCCAGATGTACTGGTTCTGGTTGTCCTTGAGCTTCATCAGCTTCTTGAGGCCCGTCCGGCTCAGGGTGATTGTCGCGCCCTGCGAGTTCGCCGCGTTGAGCGAGAATATCAGCTCCGCGATATCGTCAAAGCTGACCGACGCGCCGCCCATGCTGACAACATTCACGCCCGACGCCTTGATAACGCCCGTGAACGGGTCGCCCGCCGCTGTGTCGCCCAGCAGCGCGACGCGCTCTATCTCCAGCGCCATCGCCTCGCTGATAAGCTCGGACAGGAACGCCGTCAGGTTGATGGCGCTGTCGCGCAGCAGCTCGTCGGTGCATTTGATGACCGCCGCCATCACCTTCGCCACCTGCTCCAGTTGCCCGAACGCCGGGTTCGTGACCGGCTTCGTCCCGCCCTCCGTCGCCCAGCCCACCGAGACACTGGTCAGCTGGCGCGGCAGCTGCCGTTTCCACGTCGACATCGGCAGGATGTTGGCCAGTTGCATTACCGGCGAGGCGTCTTTCAGCAGCCGAATCACCTCGGCGCTGAACTCGGTCGGGACCAGATACCCGCCCGCCGACGAGGAGCCTTCGCTCATCACCGTCTTCGCGTCGGCCAGCATCGGGTGCCGCTCCTTGGCCGCCAGCAGGAAGCCGCGCATCCCGCCGAATTTCCGGCCGTAGTCGCTGGTCCACGGTTTCTCCGGGGTGTTCGCCGGCGAATTCCTGAACGCCGCAACCAGCCCCGACACATCCTCCGGCCCCTGCGGCGGAACCTGCCTGCCGCCGGGCTGGGGGTGGAGCTTTTTGACTATGTCCTCCACCAGCTTCTCGGCCTTGTCCCTGGTGATGCAGTCGTCCAGCCTGCACTCCAGGGTTTTGCGCAGCTCCGCTATGGAGCCGCTTACCGCTTCGTTTGCATCCATGTGCAAACCTCCTTTGGTCTTTTCGATTTCTATCGACTTCAAAGCCTTGCTTACCGCCTCCGCCAGTGCGTCAGGGTCGGCGGGCACCGCCACAAGCGATATCTCGTATATCTCGGCCAGCGTCAGTTGATGGGGCGCGTCGGGATTTTCGTAATGGAACCGGCCCGCTATGCTGATGCCTTTCGCGTGGCCTTCCGTGTATATCCGGCGCGCGTGTTCCACAACGGGATAATCCGAGCTTGAAAACTTGGCCTTGAAGTACAGGCCCTTCGCATCCTCGCGGATTTCGGCCATCGAACCCGCGATATGGTCAACCGCGTTCACATGGTCCACCAGCAGCACGGGGTTTTTCAGATATTCCTTGAGGTCGTAGACGTAATCCCGTTTCGCCTTGTAAACCGTCGGGATATCGCCATACCTGTCGGCTTGGTTTTTCGTGTTCGCGTATCCCTCAAGGAAAACAGAGCCGTTCTCCTGTATGATTTTGCCGCCTTCAATCGGCAGTATTTTGAATTGCCTGTCCATTGTCGCCTCCAGCCGCCGAAACCATGTTCAGCGGCGTCAGATATATCACACCCTGCCCGCCCGGCAGGCGGTTCATGTTCTCGCGCTCGCGGATATCATCAGCCGATAGCCAGCCCCATTGCCGGCCAATCGCATACGCCGCATAACGCGTCTTGATATCGCCGCGCAAAAGCCCCTCAATCAGAAATTCGGGGAAATAATCGCCGGAAAACAGCTTGAACGACAGCTCCTGCTCGATATTCACCAGCCACGGGCGAATAGTATCCGTCACAAATTCAATCGCCTGATGCTCGATGTTGTTGTTCGTGGACCTATCCAAATCCGAAATCTTGTGCAAAGGCATCCTGAAATAGCGCGCTATTTCAGACACGCCGAATTTGCGGGTCTCAAGCAACTGCGCGTCCTCCGGCGGTACGCCCACCGCGTTGAACTTCATGCCCTCCTCAAGCACGGCGACGCGGAACTTGTTGTCCAGCCCTTCATGCGTCTTTTCAAATGATTTCCGAAGCCGCGCGGATGCTTCGTCGGACAACTGGCCCGGATGCTCAAGTATCCCGCCGGGCCGCGCGTCGTTTGCGAAGAATTTCGCCGCGTATTTCTGCGCCGCCAGCCCCAGACCGATAGCTTCCTTCGCCGCGCGCATCGGCGGCAGCCCCAAAAGCCCGTCATAAGACAACCCTTTGATGTGCAGTATGTTGGCAAAAGGCACGTCCACAACGCCCGAATCCAGCGCGACGGCATAAACCAGTTGCTTGTTCACGCGCTTTAACGATACCCGCCACGGGGTTATCGGCCACAGGGCGACCGGATTACCGTCGGCGTCGCGTTCTATTTCGCTGTAATGGTTGCCCCACAGGCACAGGTGAAGCATTATCGCCTGCCGCCAGCTCATGGAGGTCATCTCCCGGTTGGGCGCGTCGTGCAGTATGCGGTAAAGCGGATGGCCCGCCGCGCGGGATTTGCCGTCGCTGGTGCGCTGGTAAACATGCAAAGGCAAACTGCCGATTGTCTGCGACAAAACCTGCGCGCAGGCGTAAACCGCCGATAAATTCAATGCCAGCGTTTCGTTGACCTCCACGCCGCTTTGAGTGTTCGTCAGAGGCAACAACACGTCGGCAAAGAATTGCTGGATGCTCTGCATTTTCCGACCGCCGATGTTCAAAACCTTTTTGAGCCAGTTCATAAAATCACCATCCCGCGATTCTCGTAGACGCTTCTGCCGCAATGGCGCATGGCCCGGTCCAATGCCATCACGGCGGCTACGATACCGTCTATGCGGCTTGTGCTTTTCGCCTTGTCGGGTTTGATGTTGCCCGCCGGGTCCGTACGCACCACGGCGTTATCGGCCATCCAGCGCAACACCGGATTGCCGCCGTGATGCAGCTTTCCCGCCAGCACCAGCCGCAAAAGTTCGCCGCTCGGCCCCGCCATGCTGGCAAACCCCTGCCCGAACGGCACAACCGTCAGGCCAAGCTCCTGCAGTTCCTGCACAATCTTTGCCGCGCCCCAGCGGTCAAACGCTATTTCCTTGAGGGCGTATTGCTTGCGAAGCTCCGCTATCTTGGCGACGATGAACCCGTAGTCGATATAATTCCCGCCGGTAGTGAATATCAGTTTCTGCCGCACCCACAGCTCATACGGCACGCGGTCGCGGTTGGAACGCCCGCGCAAATCGTCTTCCGGAATCCAGAAAAACGCCAGCAGCTTGATTGCGTCCTCCACCGGAAACGCCAGCACGAGGGCGGTGATATCCGTGGTGCTGGACAGGTCCAGCCCGGCGTAGCAGGCCTTGCCACGCAGCATCTCGGGAATTACCGTTCCCCTGGACGCGTCCCACGCCGCCATCGGCAGCCAGCGGCTTTCCTGCTGCGTCCACTGGTTCAGATAGAGCCGGCGGAAGGTGTTCTCGCAGGCCGGGATATTCTGCGCCTTGGCGCATTCGCGCCTGAGGTAATCCTCGCTGATGCTCACGCCGAGATTCGGATTGGCCTTGCGCCATGTTTTCGGGTCGCGCCAGTCATCAGCCTCATCCGCCGCGTAGATTACCGGCAGAAACGAATCGTCCGGGACCATGCCTTCCTTCACGCGGCGGGCGTATTCATGCAGCTCCCGGCAGATGCTGTTGCGGTCAAAACCTGCCGTGGTGATCGCCATAGTCAGCGGCTGCGTCCGCGAGCCGGTGCTTGTAGCCAGCACGTCCCACAGGTCCCGGTTCGGCTGCGCGTGAAGCTCGTCAAAGATAATGCCGTGCGCGTTCAGGCCGTGCTTGGTCGGCGCGTCGGAGCTTAAAACCTGATAGGTGGACGCCGTGCGCGGAACGAATATCGAGTTGCGGTATAGCTGCCCGCGCGACATGAGCGCTTTCGACGCCATCGCCATGCCCTTGGCCACGTTGAACACGATGGCGGCCTGCTTGGTGTCCGCCGCCGCGCTGTAGACCTCGGCGGATGGCTCGCTGTCGGCGTAAAGCAGGTACAGCGCAACGCCGGAGCAAAGGCTGGATTTGCCGTTCTTGCGCGGGATTTCGATATAGCAGGTGCGGTAGCGGCGCGTGCCGTCTTCCCGCCTGCAGCCGAACAGCGGACGGATGATGTCGTCTTTCTGCCAACGTTCCAGCATGAATGGCTCGCCCGCCCACTTGCCTTTTATATGGACGAGGTAACGCTCGAAAAACCGGGTGGCCCGGTCCGCCGCTTTATGGTCGAAGTAGAAATCGTGTTCGCTCATGACGGTTTGTCGAAAAACCTCTCGTCCTCGTCGCCGCCGTCCTTGTCCGGCCTCGGGATTATCCGGCTGCGCATCGTGGCCGGTATGCCCATCTCGGCGGCAAGCTTAGTCATCATCAGCATCCAGCCCCGCGCGATTGAGACGAACGGACTCTGCTGTACCGCGCCATTCGGCGTACGGTAGACGGGTTTGGTCTTTTTAAGCGCATCGTTTGCACGTTTCCAATTGGAATACGCCGAGCAATAAAGCATGAACAGGTCGCGGTCTATCGAGCTGACTACGCCCAACGCGGACAGCTCCGGGAAAAGCTCGCGCCACTTCGCCTTGGCCTCGTCGTCCAGAAACTCAGGAGGCGCGCTGCTGGCGGGACCGGGCCTGGGTTCGGCAGGGTTGGTCCTGCACCGCTTCAAAGTGCCCGTTTTCCGCTTGATTTCCGTCGGTATCGGCTTCCTTCCGCGCATATTTTCCCTGCCTACCCCCCCCTTGCGAATTATGGACGCGTTTACGCATAGCCGCGCACCGGTCTATAGTCAAAAGCCGGGGGGAATTACCCTGCCTACCGGTCAGCCGTTGCGCTTTTTGCGACACCTGCCGAACCCGCCATCCTCCCGCGCCGTCTTGAGGCTGTGATGTTCATGGCACAGCCCCTGCAAGTTATCCATCGCGTCCGCCCCGCCCTGCGACTTGGGTACGATGTGGTCAACATCGGTGGACAACTCGGCGCAACCCGGATAACGACACACCGGGTCCCGCGCCAACACCAGCACCCGCAATCGCTGCCACCGCGAACCATACCCCCGTTGAGTAGAAGTTCCTCGCCTTTCCTGCTCGGCCTTGTTTGCCTTCGCTTTGTGCGCCGCGCAGTAACGCCCGCCAGCCTCCGCCAAAGCAGGGCAGCCGGGATACGCGCACGGAGGCAAAGGCTTATGAGGCATGCTGCACCTCCGCCTTCCTGCCCGTCGCCTGCTCCCAGCGTTTGACTATGACATCGGCGTAAAGCGGGTCTATCTCGCAGAGGCAGGCTTTGCGGCCTGTATGCTCGCACGCAATGAGCGTGCTGCCTGACCCGCCGAACAGGTCCAGCACCACATCGCCCTTGCGGCTGCTGTTGCGTATCGCACGGGCGCACAGCTCCACGGGCTTCATCGTCGGGTGTTCTTCGCTGCGCGTGGGACGGGGGATCTCCCAGACGGTGGTTTCCGCGCGTCCGCCATACCACTTGTGGCTTGCGCCAGCCGCCCAGCCGTAAAGTATCGGCTCGTGCTGCCACTGGTAGTCCTGTCTGCCGAGAACGAAGCTCTGCTTGGCCCAGATAACGGTTTGTTTGACCTCGAAACCGCTGTCCAGCAAAGTCTGCCGGAACAGCATGGTCTTGCCGTCAGCATGACAGACATAATAAGGCGTCCCGCCGTCGCAGACCTTACGCATGGCGTTGAACGCCTTGCCGAGGAACGCGCTGAAATCCGCGTCGGACATCGCGTCGTTCTGTATGGTCAGGCGCTTCTTGGTTTTGCCGACATAGGCGATGCCATACGGCGGGTCGGTGAATATCATGTCGGCCTTGGCACCGTCCATCAGGCGGTTGACGGCAGCCTCGCCGGTCGAATCGCCGCAAAGCAGGCGATGGTCGCCAAGCAGCCACAGGTCGCCGGGCTTGGTAATGGCGGTCCCTGGCTTATCCGGCACTTCATCCAGCCTGTCCTCATCCAGAAGCGCTTCGTCCTGAGCCAGTTCGCCCAACTCGTCGTCCGAGAAGCCGACCTCGCGCAGGAAATCCGCGTCAAAATCGTTGGCGAGTATGTCCATGTCCCAGTCGCCTGACGAGATGTTATCCCGCAGCATCCGCTTGGCTTCCAGTTCCGGATTGTCCATGACGATAACCGGCACTTCCTTCATGCCAATCTCGACAGCCGCACGGTAGCGCTGGTTGCCCGCGAATATCACCATCTCCTTGTTGACGAGTATGGGCCGCGCTTCAAAATAATCGCGGTCTTCGCGAAGGCTGGCGCACAAACGCTTGAACGCTTCGTCCTTTATGACGCGCGGGTTCTGCGGATTGGGTTTGATTTTACCGACGGGGATATATTCAGGCTTAAGCATTGGAACCTCCGGTTAAAGCTTGAGCGGAGTGCCGGAACCGCCCCGGCCCCTTGAGTGTGGGACACTCATGGCTCTCTCTTGAGCCCTCCTCCGCAAATATCTTCCACGACAGGTCTTTGTGTTTCGGATAGTTCAGGTTCCAGGTGAAAGGCGACTCGCGTAGCAGTGCCTTGCGCTCTTTGTGCGAGCAGAGGAATTTGCAGTAGCGGAACTGGAAGCCGGTTATCTTGTGCAACCCGAGTTTGCGGACAAATCCGGCTTCGCGCGTGCCGTAGCGGGTTATCAGAAAGCGCGGGTGAACCACTTCGCCGTCGGCGGTGGCATAGAACTGGCTGACGATGCTGCCGCCGTAGAGCCAGCTCGCCGCCTGATAGACATAGCCCGGCTTGCCGCGTAATCCGTCGGCCCAACTGAACAGCAGCTTCACCAAAGGGAAATCTTCCAGTATCCGTTGGCAGCAAAGTTTCAGGAACGCGCTTTCGGTGTTGCGCGGCATGCAATCCAGCACGCAGAACCGGTTTAGTTCAAGGTAATCCGCGACGCCCAGCGACGGAAATATCCGGCGGATAGTGTGTGTCGGACGCACGCCATAGCCCCAAAGCGCTACGCCGACCAGCTCGCCGTCATGGAACAGGCCATAGCAGACCTTTGTTATCGGCGGACATATGACGGCGTAGTGATACTCGGCAACAAACCGCCGTCCCGCCGCATTTGAGATAGCCTGAATGGAAAGCCCGGTCATGCAACCTCCGGGCAGGAAAGGGTGGCGGCGTCCGTCCGGGCCGAGCATTTATGTATGTGTGTGCCCGCGCTGCCGCCAGAAAACGAAGCCCCGCGCCCATTTTTCAGGACGCAGGGCTGTGCGTATATTGTCGAGGTATACGCAAATTTCCTGCAAAAACAAATCGAGGTATTCGCCATAGTTCTCCCGGCGTATACCTCGACACCAATATTCTACCGCACGGGATTCAGGTTGTCACGTGTTGGTTTTTGGCTATGCTTTTGCAAGCGGCTTTCCCGTCGTAAAACGCACGCCTTCAAATTGTTTCTGCGAAGCAGCTCATACACCACGCCCGCTGATTGCAGCTTCATCTTGAACGCGACTTCCTTTGCCGCAAAGCCGCACCGCAACAGCCGCACTATTTTCGCATCGCGTTTCGGATTCTTGCTCATAACCTCTGCCCTGGAAAATCGCCGAACAGCATCGGCGCTTCATGCTGATGCTTCGCCGCCAAATCTATCGCGGTCTTGTGCAACGCTTCCCAATGCTCCAGCTCTTTTGTGAACTGCCGCATCGTGGCGTTGTTGGCCCGGCACGCTATCCAGACCGCGTTTAACCGGTTCTCGCAATCGCATATCGCTCGGAACAACCTCGCGTCTTTTTGCTCCGTGATTTTATACGCACCGGAAATCCAAGTCGCTGAAACCCGATTGATAGCGGCCATCACCAGCTTCCTGCGTTCTATCTCCATACTCCCCCAGTTTTGGCGATTTGGCGAGCCGTTTTTGAGTTTTGGCGAACGCATTTGTATTGGTAAATTTCGGGTTTTCGCCAAAATCGCCAAGATTTTCCGAAACTTTTTCGGTATAAACCGGAGGTTTTATATACAGAAACTTTTGGGAATTTCTTGGCGATTTGGCGAACAATATATATTACTCGCGTGCGTACGAGCTGACGTTCGCCAAAACTGCGTTTTTTCGTTTTGGCGATTTTGGCGACTTTGGCGAAAACCGGGCAGGGCTGTATACATTGCGCCTGCGCGCAAAGTATTTTAATTGTCATACCAGCTCCCGTACTGTTTCGGCTGCATATCCGGTTTAAGCTGAATCCCTGACCACACATACTTGTCAACATGAGCGCCCGCGGTGGCGCGCATTTTGACCAGCCCGTGCCGCTCAAGGTAATCGGACATCTGGTTGCGGCTGATGCCCTTGTAGCCGTTTTCTTTGGCCCATGATTGCGCAGCGGAGGATAGCTTGCCAGCTAATTCTTCGGCGTTTGGCGACAGCTCGCAGCACTCCGCGATAAACGCGCCCATAAGGTCGGATTTCTCGCGGTATTCGTCCAGCGCGCGTGCCATCACGGCGGGCATGCCCAACCCGTCTTTTTGCCACAGCCGGAAACCGTCAACCATCCACGCAAAGATGCCTTCCGCCTCCGCCATGAGCTTTTCGTCCAGATTCTTGTCCACCGTGTCCGGGCCGAAATACGCTTTGAACGGTATCAGCCGGATGCGCGACCAGATGCCTTGGTCCGTGCCGCTGATGTTCGGTTTGTAATTCGTTGACAGCCAGATTTTGAACTCAGGAACATATTCAAACGGCTTGTGGTACAGAAACCGTGCGCTTATCGGTTCGCCGCCGGTCATCGCTTTTATCTGCGCTTCGGCGAATTTCTGGCCCTTCTCGCCCTCGGAGGCCATCACGAAGCGTATGCCTTTGAGCTTCGCCAGCTCCTGCGACGCATTGTTGCTGTTCCCGTCGTAACGCTCCATCAGCGTGCTTGCTGGCGTAACCGCCGCATACGGACCAAGTATCCGCCAGATTGTTTTCAGGAACGTGCTTTTGCCGTTGCGCCCCGTGCCGTAACAGATGAACAGGCAATGCTCCGAAATATCGCCGCTTAACGAATATCCCGCCGCGCGCTGCATGAACGCTATCAACTCGTTGTCGCCCTGAAATATCTCGTCAAGGAACTTGAGCCAGCGCGGGCATTTGGCCTCGGGGTTGTAATCGTAAGCAATTTTCCGCGTAATCATATCCTCCCTCCTGTGTCCGCAAAGTTTCAACGCTGATAAATTAAACGCGCCGTTGTCGCAATTGAGCAGTTTTTCGTCCGCGTCAAAATCGCCCGCCGCAGCCGGGATGCCTTCCTCGCTTTCAGCCAGTTTTATCATCGCGTCCAGCCGCGATTTTGACTCGCTGGTTTTTGCGTGAGCGAACAGCTTATCGTTGTTCTCGCCCTCAGCCAGCGCGAACATGCGCTTCACCGATTGCTTGGCCAGCCGCATCACTTGACCGGATTCCTCACGCGCCCATTTCTTGCCGTCCCAGACATGCCAGCCCGCGAACTGCGCCGAATAACGTAAATCACGACCGGACAACTCGCGCAGTAACGCGGCGTTCCATACATCGGTATACGGCCCGGCCAGCTTATCCACGGGATAGCGGCACGCCGATTTGGCTATGGTTTCCGCCTCATGCTCCGACAGCGGCGGTATACATTTCTCGCGGTTGGTCTTGAGAACCAGCGACAGGATATCCTCCGCGCTCAACCCGGTTTTGTGCAGCCGGTAGGCGATGGAAAACAGCTTGTCGTTGCGGTTGGACGTGATTTTGCTTCCGTCGGATAAATCAACTTTCGCAATCGCGCTATGCGCCTTGACCAGTTTTATAAGCCAGTCCGGCGCGTCGGCGAACGGCACGGAATCCGGCGGACGCACCCAGTCATAACTTTTGCCTTCAGCGACGGACGGCGGCGCGATGATATATCCGCCGTCGCCGCGTATATCCAGCCCGGGGCGCACGCCGATTCTGCAGCCTATCCCATCTGCCGGATAGTTGAAGTAAAGATGCCTCCCGCCGGAGCATGACCGGGCCTCCACCGTAACCGGCAGAACGCCGCGCTCGCGCTCCAAATCGGCAAGCGAGATGTCGCCTCCGGCGTTTTCCTTCACGTCAACATCCAGCACGAAAAATCCGGTCACCTTGCCGGTGGATATGCCGATAAGCGCGTCGGGATGCGGCGCGAACAGGCGTTTCACCGTTTCCGCATCGTTGGACGCGTCTTTGAAGCCGTGCGGCGTTAACGGCGATTTGGCTTTGTTCTTGCCTTCGAGCCTGGGCCTGCACGGCAGCACCGGCCAGCCGCGCGCGGCGTATGCCAATGCGTGCGCTATCATGCGTTCTCGTCGAGAAGCAGCAACAGCGCGGCGGTCAGCGCGCAGATAACCAGATACAAAAGCAGACCGCGCGGATTGCGCCACTGCTTGGGATTGCCAATGCGAAGACAGATTGCTTGCTGTAAGTTCATAAACCCTCCGTTAGTTGGTTACGCCGATTCCCTGACCGGCGCGGGATATGCGGACGGTTACGCCCGGCGGCTCGCCGTATATCTTGCTCACTCGCCCGTCGCAGACGCGGCTGTCGTCAACCCACAACCGCGCGTATGTTATCGCGTCCAGTAAGGCCTTTTTGAGATTATCTTCGTCGGGGCGGCGGCACATGAACACCACATCGGGCTTGACGGATTTCGGTCGCGGGAACCGGAACGTGGCGTCCAGCCGTATCGGCCCGTCCAGCGGCAAGACGGGCCGGTGCTTTATCGCCTCCGCGTGAATCAACCCGAACCAGTCGCTCTTGGGGATCCAGCTCACGAACTTGCCACTGGGCTGACGAAACCTGACAGGCCGCTTCCACGGTTTGGGTATGCCGATGACGGTGAACTCAATCACTCCATCCATAAACCTCCGTGCATCGCGTCAAACAGCTTTATTGCCGCCAACCAGCCGTCCAGCGCGACGGGGATATTCACCTTCTTGGTCTCGAAGTCCGGCCCGGTCTTGCCGAAACGGATTACCCATGCGCTGTCCGGCAACGAGACGCCGTAGGTTTCCGCGAACGCTTGCGCATAGGCGGACACCTGCAGGGGATACTCGTCGCGCATGGCATTGCTGGTTTTCCAGTCCAAGATGATAAACCCGCCGGATTTCGCGCGGGCTATCGCGTCCAGCCGCCCGCCATAGCCGTATTTTGTGCTGGCTACGACGGTATCGCCCGCGATTATCTCCAGACCTTCGTGCGATAGCCACGCCATGAAGTTGTCAAAGCCGGGTTGGGTGTCCAGTTCCAGTTTTGGCGTCTTTCCGGCGATGTAATCGTCTATGGCTTGGTGTACGCGCCCGCCGATATCTGCGGCCTCGTCCTTGATTTTGTCCGGTTGCCGGTCGGCGCGGGCGAGTATCGGGCCAAGAATATCGGCTGTGATGGCCCGACCCTGCGTAAGCTCGGCGATAAGCTCGGACTCTGCCAGTTTCAGCGCGGCACGGCGTGCCCACACCACCAGCGCGTTGGTTTTGCCACCGCCCACGATGTTGAGTATCTTCGTGACGGAGGGATACTCTATCCCGTTGACGGTGTAAAGATGCTGGCGGCGGTAATCGCGGTAGCCGACCGCATAAACAGGCTTCGGCAGTATCGCGGTATCCATCAGAATGGCACCTCGCCGTCGTCCGCCGGTTTGTTGTCCGGGATATAGTCGAACTGGCGGACCTTGTTGCTGCGCTTGCCGTTGTATTCCTCGATGATGATGTCCGCCATCGCTTCTTTGCCGACGATATCGTCCGAGTCAAAGTTGACGCAGCTTTTGTCTATCGAAAAGCCGAAACATTTCAGCGAATGCACCGCTATGCCATGCCCCGGCTGGCCTTTCGGGATGAATGTCAGCGTGTGGTAAACCCACCTGTCCGGCTTGTCCAGAACGCCAAGCTTCATGTTTATTTTCGGGTCGCCCGCCTTGGAGTAACCGTCCTCAACTTGCAACACCTTCACGCGGTATCTGCCCGCCGGTAACGGGGTGTAAACGCCTGCGTTCTCGTCCACTTCGTAATCTATCCTCATGGCTATCCTCCCTATTTGGATTCTTCAAAGCCGAGCATGTCGTACTGCTTCTTGCCGTCCTTGATAGACTCTTTGTAAGCGACGGCGATTGCCTTCCCGACAAATCCGACAGCGCGTTCCGCAGCCGCCGCGCTGTGGGTGATGAACACCTTGCCGACGCCCGCCAGCTTGAGGCCGTATTTCTTACCGGTCCCGGTATCCCGGCTTTTTACTTCCTCCAGCACGCCCTTGGCGGTAAGCTGCTCGGCGGCTTCCGGCGCGGATTTTGCTTCCGCCGGTCTGGTTTCCGGCGAGGGCGCAGGTTTAGGTTCCGGCTTCGCGCCGGCGTTCAGCCAGCTTATGAGCGCCTTGCCTGTGTCATCGGTAATCGGGAAATCTTTGCCGTCAAACAGGCTGGTGCGGTCTTTGGAAACTGCGGCGTAGTGATTTTGGTTGAGTGTGAATACGACGGTGAACTCATATTCCACACTGTCGCGCTGTATCGGCGCGGTGCCGATTTTGCGGGGAATTGCCTGCCCTTTGATGTTGGTTTCAACAGCGTATTCAGCTTTTGAACGCATTGTGGCGATGATATGCATATCGCTCTGTAAAATCGCGTTGATCAGCCGCTCGTGGCGCGGCGTGACATTTTTCCAGCCCGCAAAACCCTTGTTGAGCGCGTCTACGACGGAAAGACATCCGCCTTCGCCAGTCCACTCATGCGACAGGCTGTCTATAACGCACACGCCGTATCCCGCCTGCTGCGCCACCTTGATGGCGTCCACATAGGCTTCGGGCGTATAAGGCGGGCGAAGCTCGGTAACGTCGAAATCAAACCTGTCGGCATACAGGCTGGCCGAGCCATGCTCGGTGTCTATAACGGCGACTTTAGACGAGAGCGATTTGGCGAGTATCAACGAGCTGAACGTCTTGCCCGCGCCCGCCGGACCTTCAACCGCCAGCCTTAGGCGGCTCTGTGTTTTCTGAGCTTTCTGGAACATGTGCCTGGCTCCTTTTCTTTATAATGTCGGCGGCAATCATCCGCGCCAGTATCCGTAATCCGGCGTCAAACTGCCGCTGCGCTTCCGGCGTCCACCCCTCGGAAGAGGGGTAATCGTCATTTGGTGATTGCGAAGAGGTCATCGAAGTTTTCGGTCTCCAGAACGCGCATCATCCGCTGCCGCAGTTTGGGGGAGGGATTGCGCTTCCCGTGAATGATATGGGAGAAGTAGCCGCTGGTTATATCCAGCCTGTAAACCAGCCATTTGACCGTTTTGTTGCGTTCGGCCAGTTTCTGGCGCACTGCTTCCGCCTTAACCCTCACTTTGCATCGCATTCTTGTGTTCCTCCTGATGGGTTAGTATTATTCTTGCACAGTCAAATATACCGAATTCGTTGCAAATATAGCTAATTTATTTTCTTGCAGAAGTTGCGCAAAAGCTATACAATCAGGACGGAATGCGCCGTTGAAAGGAGAACGCGAAAATGAAGTCAAAGGATTTCGGAAAATACCTGCAGCAACTGCGTAAGGCCCGCCGGCTCACGCTGCTGGACGTCGAGGCCGAGGCCAGGATATCCAACGGCTACCTGTCGCAGTTAGAGACCGGCGTGCGCGGGATACCGCATTTCGACACGTTGAAAAAGCTGGCGGCGGTGTATAAGGTGAGCGTGGCGGAAATGATGGCAAAAGCCGAGGCTGCGGCGCAGGGCGCGGAGCTTGGCGAGGCGGAGAGCGAACTGGACGCGGTCGCCCGCGATTTCCAGCGGCTCAGCCCCGCCGAGAAAGAGCAGCTCAAGACGTTCCTCAAGTATCTGCTGGAAAGGGACAAGTCAAAACGAGGCCGAAAATAGGGATTATGTGTTGGTTTTGCCGGAAAAGACGTTCAGGACAGATGCCGCATCCGGGCGGCATCGGAAAATCCAGCGTGAGCTTGCCAGCCGTTATGTCATGCTCGCATCGGCGTGTGATCCATGCTGGTCTGCAAGCCAGCATCACCTAAAAACGCGGCTACAGCGGCAAAAGTCCGAAACAGCATATTTAGGATTAGGTGTTCGGTCGGTTAGCGGAAATTCTTCCAAGCCGGGACCGTGCTGGCGGAAACCGGCCCGGCGCATCTGCCGTGTTTAACTGGTGCAAGCCTTGCCGACTTATTCCACGCGGATGATTTATTGTGCAACCACATAACTACCGCCCATACATGGGCGGGTGTTTTCGCTTTGGCACCGACGACAGATCCGAACTAATAACATTGACGTGTCCGAATAATGGGTGGAGGTAATGGTGAGCGCGTTGACTCTCCTCCATATTTTCGGTATCATACTATTAAGTTAGGTCATCTCTATTGCGGTGATCGATTGCAATCAGCTTGTCTTTGGGGGAATGAATACAGGAATGATGAGTTGTTGCGCTATGCGATCCCGGCTGAACTGCGTTTCCAGCAAAAGCGTCAGACGCTGGTTTTTTTCTGCGTGCAAATGCGCGGCGGCAGTGATTTTGCCGGCATTTTTCCTTTCCGATGTTAACGCTGCGTCAATAAGATGGATTGGCGGAAGCGGCTCGTGGTCGGTTGCGTCCAACTGGAGTGGCGGAGTTCTGCCGACTGCGACTGACGATGTGACCATAGATGCCGCTGTAACGGTAACAGCCAGTGGCGCTCCTATATCTTTCAATACTTTGGTGCTTGGCGGAACCAGTGCTCCCAAGCTGATGCTTTCAACAGGCACACTGAATGTTGGTGCAATCACAATCAATAACAATGCGGTTTTGGAACAGAACAGCAGTTTACAGTTGGTTTTTTCTGAAATAACCATAAATTCCGGCGGCAAACTGACTCATACTGCCAATACCAGCGCAAAACAGTATTCCCTTAATATTAAGGCTACGGGCAACTTTACCCTACAGTCCGGCGCCACGATATACATGGACGGGTTGGGGTATACTGGTAATGCTAGCGGTGGTGGGAATGGCCCGGGGGGAGGGAAAGGCGCTTATGACAGTTTAGGCGGTTCCGGCGGCGGGCATGGCGGTAGCGGCGGGAACAGTGATTCGCAGTATGGCGGCACCTATAATGACAATTTGCTGGCTCCGGCGGATTTGGGAAGCGCTGGTGGAGGAGGGAAGAGTTCCAATGCTGGCGGCAGCGGGGGCGGTTTATTAACCGCCAGCATTGGCGGGGTGGCGCATATATACGGGTTGATAAGCGCGAACGGAATAAGCGGCACCAATATCAGCGGAGGGTCGTCCGGCGGCGGCGCCGGGGGCGGCATCAATATAAGCGCTGGTTCCATAGACGGCAGCGGGGTAGTGCAGGCGAACGGCGGCGATAAAGGCGCCGGGGGTCCCTACGGCGGC